AGAGAGTATATGCAACTCTATGGTAGAGCTAACTTATGGAATGACTACCAAGCATATTGCGCTGAGGCTAGGAAGGCTAGGAAAGAAGCCGCAGAAAAGGCTAAAAAACGTAGAGAAGAAATCAAAGAACTAGTTTTAAAAATTATTTTAATTATAATGATAACTGCTTTACTTGCAGGTGTAGTTACTGTACTTGCAATTATAGCTAAGAAGAAAGGTATAATATGATACAGCTACTAGGACCAATAGCAAACATTGCTACTACATGGCTTGAAGGTAAGAAAGAAAAAGCCAAAGCTAAACAGCAATTAGAAGTTGCAAAGGTACAAGCACAAGTAAAGAAAGTAGAACAAGATGGATCATGGGAAGAGAAAGCTATTGATGCCAGTGACAATAGTTGGAAAGACGAAGCATGGACTATTACTTTTATCTTACTGATTGTTGCTTGTTTTATACCTGCACTACAACCATACATATCTGATGGCTTTAAATTCTTGCGAGAGGATTGCCCTGACTGGCTTAGCTATGGCATACTTGCATCTATTGCGGCATCATTCGGATTGAAATCAATAGCAAAGTTAAAGAAATGAACATAGAATTATTACGAGAACAATTAAAACGAGATGAAGGTTGTGTCAATGCAATCTATCTTGATCATTTAAATCTTCCTACTGTTGGGATAGGACATCTTGTCACTGAGTGGGATCAAGAATATGGTAAGCCAGTAGGAACAGAAGTATCTGAAGAGAGAGTTAATGAGTTGTTTGAACAAGATATTGAAACTACCATTGATGAATGTAAGTATCTTTATAGTGACTTTGATGATCTGCCTGAGAAAGTACAACACATTATCGCCAATATGATGTTTAATCTTGGTAGACCAAGACTATCTCGCTTTCATAAAATGAAAAAAGCAATCGATAATCGTGATTGGTATGAAGCCGCATACGAAATGACTGACTCGAAATGGGCAAGACAAGTGCCAAATAGGGCAATGAGGCTTGTTGACGAAATGAAAAGTGTGGGTGAATCAACGTAATTCTAGGGTACAATCATACTAGAGGGGGTCGTTTCCCCCTCTGTATGGCTCTTAAATCAAGACTTTTTTTCGCTTATTGCCTGTCTGTAGCCTGTATCTACATGAAACATGACAAGTTGGCTTCTTCCTGCTTTTCCTTTACGAGTAGTGCCATCTCTCTTGATGAAACCTTTACGTTCTAGGGTAGCATATCTAGGTGTGATACTTCCCTCACGAAAAGCATCTTTGAATCTCATGCTGAGATACTGAAATATCTGATCGTGAGTAGCACCACCTTCGCCATGTGCTTGGATTGCTTTTAGTACAATCTTCTCAAGTCTATTTGTATCAACTTTTTCTGCGGCTTCCCATGATGTTTTAGGATCATGGGTTCTTGCCTTTGCATCAAAATTAGAATGGGATTTCATCTATAACCTCCGTGTCATCATTGTTAACTGAAACAACTTCATCACCTATTCGTGGTGTACGATCACCAACTCTAGCTGATAAGAACTTTGTTTGACCATCTTTGGATACTGTTTTCCAACAAGCAATCCTACGTTGATCTCCATTAGGTAGAGTAATTGGACCACTGAAGTCAGGTGACTTTTCATTAGTAGACTTATCATTCTCATACATAGTGCCGATCTTAGTATAGACATCACGAGCAGTACCACCATCAGGTAGTGATGCTTTGACTACTACGATTCTATACTCTGTACCATTACTATCTAGCTTACCTTGCACAAGCAGACTTTCATCTGCTCGTGGTTTGAAAAAGCTACCTCTATCTGTATTATCATAATCCATCATCTTCTCCTCTTGGTATTGGTTTGGATATGTTTACGTTTGGCTTACTTGCCTCGTTACCATCATCATCTTCTGATGGCAGACCATACACAGCTTGTAATGTGTATCTCTTTGCATATGTAATAGCTGATCCAATCTTCTGTGGATTCTTCATACTTGCTTCATCAAGAAGTATTGGTAGCTTGGACACATATGTATTGTCATCTGCTGTATGACGTACAGTAGTAACTACAACAATATCTCTTTGATAGTTCTTGACTTCAATCTCCTGAGTAAAGAACAAACCAAACTGATTGCCTTGATTGACTGCTTCAATAACAGATTCAAGTTTAGAATAGTTACTTCTAAAGTGTGGATTCTTGCCATCTTTCTTGGCAGTCACCGATAGTTTTTGGAACTCAAGCATAGCACTAGCTAAGTTATACACTTTACTAGGTGTTTGCTTTTTGGTATTAATAATCTTATCTGTCATGTGTTACCTCCGTTTCCAGATAGATGTTAGGGTGAGTTGGGTCTACTCACCCTTTTTCTTTGTGATGCGAACTGACCCTCGCTTATCTCGCTTGACTGACAAGACATCATTGTAGATCTCTGCTTCATCAGGCTTGATCTCTTCTTTGAGCAGCTTCTTTGCACTCTCAAACTTTTTAGCTGTTTCTTCAAACATCATGTAAGCATTAGTAGCTTCAGTGAAACTGTTGCTCTTTGATACATCTCGCTTTGTTTTGCCATCTATTTTTATGGCATCTTTGATTGCTTGACTTGTTCTTAGATACACATCTTCAGGTTCTTGTTTGTGTACGACATACTCCCAAAAGGCTTTGATCTTATCAAGCATATCATCTTGATATTGTTTGCTACTATCAATGATGACTGCATCATATTTGTTGCCAAGTATAACAGATAACAAACATTGCTTTGCTTTGGATATGTAAAGATAAAATTGTATCTGTGGCATATAAAAGTTAATCATATTCTCCATAGTATTCATGCCATGAGTATGTTTGCATTCGATAATCATGTTCTTGTCTTTGTCAAAGCCATCAACTGTACCTTGAAATGGTATGCTACCATACGACATTTCAAATTTTTTCTGTGCTGACCACTCATAATCAAATGCTCGTTGTGACCAGAGTAAATTAAAGTTCTCTGTTTCAACACCAAGCAAGACATGAAACTCGTGTGATAAATCTACACGACCAATCTTACCAGTTTTTATTTTGTAAAGTTCATTCCATTTACCACTCATGATTGATACCATATCAGAACCTCTGATATAATCTTCTGCATGAGCAGATAGTCTTAGTTCTACTGCCATTTAGTCCTCCGTTTTCTGCTATCAGCATACACTAATTTGTTAATGTTATCAAGTATTTAGTATCCTTGCAGGGGGTGAATCAAATAGGTTCGATCACTAATAAAGATGCTGAGATCAGTAACAGTCCTCAACGAATTGATTCACTTAAAGGTAAAACCTGCAAGGAATTAGGTATAATTTCTATTTGTAGATGACATTCCTGCAGGTTGCAAGATGTCATTTTTATCAGGGACAAATAATATTGACTGATAAAAATCATAGTAACTTTTTATTTCAACCTTTCCATATCTGTCACGATCAGATACTTCTACTGGTACATCTTCAAAATATTCATCTTCCATATTTACTCTCCTTCAAGGCTTTAGCTAAATCAAAAACATAATTATCCATAGTATTACATTCTATTTTATGTTTTTCTAATTGAGTTTGAAACTCATCTACTGTCATCATTGATACAGTATTTAATGCACATTGCATTCTCCATTCTTCATCTGAAGGCATATCATACTCCTTTTGCTGATAATAATTGTTGTGATACTGACTCCACCAATGACTTACGATAGTAAAGCATTGGCTGAACAAACTCATAGATCTCTGCTAGTGATGGAAAGAACTTGTTGTTTAAACATATCTGGTCACAAGCATACTTGAGTATGTCCGCAGGTATGTGTGACAACTTACCTGCATACACACGAGCTTTGAGAGCCATATCTTTTTCTGTTAGTGCTGATTGCTTTGTAGTGCATACCATTACTTCGACAATCCATTTCTCAATATCTTTTGGATCTGCTACTGACATACAGTATCTCATGAGTTGTGTTACTGACTCTTCACGAGCAACAAGTGCATCAGCTACATCAGATATACAAGGCATATCCCATCTAAAAAAAGTATATGAATTGTTTACTCGTTCATTTATCTGACAGTTCAGCAATGATTCGATAGTAGAACGAATTGTCCTTGTGTGATTGTTTGGTTTCTCTGAGTACTTTTGTATTATTTCTCTTGCGACTAAGTTGTTTGTCACACCATTTGCAATACTCTTGATCCCAGTCGGATCTTCGATACTGGTTCGCAATGTAGAAATGTTTGAAGTGTTTGAGTTCTCTGTCATGGTTTACCTCCTTGTATCTGTCCATGATTGTTTGGCTTGGTTGCCATTCTTTAGTAAGTAGCTTCATTATAGTCACTCCAGTAGTCGTTCCAAAGTTCTACTGCAATGTCGTTACATAGGTCCTTTTCAGATTGAAACTTTGGTTTCATTTGATAGTTGATGAATCGTTTTACTTGTGACACATCTTCTGACTCTGATACAAGTCGTTCCAATCCTTCGATTGATACTACTTTGTCGTAGTAATCTTGTATTTGTTTCTTAACATTACCCATCTTTTTCTCCTTGAATTAGGGTCATTTTCATATCAGTAATACGTTGCGGCATTACTACTGTGTCGTTGCATATTGTGCAACATCTACCTTCACATATAGGCTCAGCATTATGTCCATCTTCCCATATCGCTTTACCATTATGATAAAGTATATCTATGTTTTGTTTACAGATAACACATTTCATTTAATTACCTCCTTAAATATTTTATCTGGAATGATGGCAACCCATCTTGGATCACCAGTCTTACGTTTATAAAAAGCAATATCTCTAGCTTGTAACACTTTGAAAACACTAGGGAATTTATCTACTGCTCTGTATTTTATTTCTGCCACATACTCTTTGCCATTGATAATAATCTTGATGTCACCAGTATGCTCACCACCTAGACTACCTGATAGTGGTACTTTTTTTGTAGGATACTTCCATGAGTTAAATAGTTTTACAAACCAGTTCTCATGATAGTTACCTTTGATTTTACTTTTCGAGGGCATCTACACACTTATCCCTTATAGTTATCAGTTGTTTATAAGTATTACTTTTCTTATCTTCTTCTTGCCAGTAAAACTTTTCCTGAATAAATTGCATACTTACTTTGATTGCTATTAGTTCTTCTCTAGTAAACATTTCTTTTTCAGGATTGACTATAGCTTGTACTTCAGCCATGCTTAAAAACTTTTGCATTAGAACTCTCCATCATCTGTTGATATTGTTAAGTAAACTTGCAATGCTTCGCACCAACATAGCAAGTTAAATAGTTTTGGCTCAACAAGTTTACGTTCCCATTGACCAAACAGTTTAGTATCCACACCAATGGACAGAGCTAGTGCCTCTTGAGATAGATGTCGTTCTTTTCTCCGTGACACAAGCTGATCCACTAGTGCTTTGTGTTGATATTTTACTGTGTTTTTCATAGTTAAATGTAGCTAGGCATAAGGAGCTATGCCTAGCTACTACCCACGACAAGGTATCACTTGAAGTTCATGTGCTTGATGCCGCTGTCATACAAGATATCTTCAATCATATCTGACATTTGAAGATCAGGGTGGTTTTGCTCCCACATACTTGTAGTTTTGGCAGTCATCTTATTGATCCACACTTCAGGGTGTAGATCACCATAGGGTTTGGTACAGAGTGTTATGTGTTTATAAATATCTCTGTATTCTGATGGGTGAGAAGCTCGTGCTATATTCTCACACATCTTTAGTTCGTTTGTCGTGTATGTAATCAACTTGTCCTCCGTTAGTTGAATATTGAGTCTGATTTAGACATATAGTTTAGCATCTTACTGTTTCTTTCGACAACAGTTTTGTTTGTGCTACTG